GTGATTCCGCAAGACCTTTCGCATTACGTCGTGCTTTGGGGGCCAGGCATCCTGATCCTCATCGTGCTGTCTTACGGGCTGATGCGGATTGCCTTCCACTGGATCGACCGCACCATGGATGTGAAGCGCCGCCAGACCGACAGCGCGTTCGAGGTCGCCCGCGACTACGTGGCGCAACTCGCGGGAGCGTCGCGGACGCAGGCCGACGCCCTGGAGCGGCTGGCGGCCGCAGTGGAACATCGTGACTCGCTCGAGACTTACCAGCACCAGGAGATGCTGATCTCGCTCAAGGCGCTGCACCGCAGCGTCGGCGAGCTGCTGGAGCCGAAGACACCCCCGGGCGGCCGGGAGGTTGACCGATGAGCACCTCGTTGCGGCAAAAAGAGCTGCTGCGCGGCAAGATCATATTCTATCTCAACCTGATCTACCCGCAGACCGCCACTTTCCCGCTGCTGCAGGCGGAGCTGGACTACTTCGGCTATCCCCTGCCTCTGGAGGAGCTGCATTTTCATGTAGCCTACCTCGCTGAAAAGGGGCTGGTGGAGACGGAGACGGCGCGCGGGCCGCACACGCACGGCGCCATGACCCTGGTGAAGATCACGGCGCGCGGGATCGATCTGCTCGACGGGCGTTTGCCGCCCGACGAAGGAATCTATCTCGAACCCCGGGAGCGGCAAGCGTGAGGAAGGCGGGCAAAAACGAGGGGGAGGATATGGACGCAGGGGAAGCGGCAATGCCATCGGCTGACGAAATCGGGGGGCCCGGCCGGATGAGGGATTCGACGGGAGCCGGCTGGAAACCGGCCGGTTCAATGGCCCTGCCGTTCGGCCCGGACTTGTTCAAGGCGGAACCGGCTCTGCCGCGTCCGCCCGCCGCCCTCCAGCGGCTCATGAAGAGCCTGGAGGGCCGCGACGGCAGACGTGGAGCGCGGCTGGCGGCCATGGCCCTGCAAGCCGGTATCACGCCGCCGGCGGCCCCGATGGAACCGCCGGGCGCCGAATCCGTGCAAGCTGCCCTCTGGATGGAGCTGGCGCGTGAGAACGCCAACCTGCGCCGCGAAGCCGCGCGGCTGGAGGAGCGCCAGAACAGTCTCAGCCGCCGGATCCAGCGCGCCCGGACTCGAGTTCAGAAGCTGCGGCTCAAGTTGCTGCAGCGCCGCCTGGGTCTGACGCCCCGGGCTCTGCGGGACATGCCGCCCGGCGATTCCTGTCGCGAGCGCACCGCTGGAGGATGCGCCCAAGCTTCGACCGGCGGGAATTCCCCGATGCCGATCGAACCGGGGACAGAGACTGGAGCGGCCGATGCGCAAACGGAGAAGGACTAGGAGAGTAGGCCATGGATTCTCTTACCAACGATGTGAAGCAGGAATCGGAACGCGGCGAGTTGTTGAAAGTCCTGGTGGACTGGGGTCTGGAATGGATGCCGTTCTATGAACTGCGCTCGCAGATCCAGAGCCGCACCGGGCGCCGTCTGACCGACGCTCAGTTGCAGTTCCACGTGAATTACCTCGAGGGGAGTGGATACGCGGAAAGGAAGCTGCTGCGCTCCGGACGGGCGGATCTCGAGCTGCTGGTGGTCCGTGGCACGCCGAAGGCAGCTGACCTGGTAAGTCAAGTGAGTGCTGCCGAGCCGGGAATTGCGCTCTGAGCTCGATCGTGCGTGGAAACGCGGAACGGAACGGATCGGACATAATGCCGGATCGACGGATACAGGACGAGCAGCACGAGAACGAGACGCGGGTCGAGGGAAACGGCGACGTGAAAAACGGGGCCGACGATCCGATGTACTCCAACATCGTCGCTGAGCTGAAGAAAAAAGTTGAGGAGATGTTTGAGGAGGCCAAAGGGAACCCGAAATCAGACGCCTATGCAATGGTTCATATCCTTCTCCTCAGCCAATTGACGAACATGCCGGCGAAGCCGTCCGTGGCCGAACTCAAGACGATCCTCGGGCAGGAACAAAAACACCAGAATGCGAAAGATCAATTGAAGCTGTCGGTGGAGAGGGAGAAAGAAGCAAGGAAGATGAACCGGGAGCGCCTCAAGCTCCTGGAGGCACAAGTCAAGGCGATGCGGCTGAAGGTCGAATCCGGGCGCAGAAAGATGAAAGAGGCACAGGAAGCTGCGAAGCAGGCGATTGCCGCCCAGCAAGAGGGGCATCCCATGGACGCCTTGGAGGTCTACAACCGCATTGCGGAGATTGTGGGCCTGCGTTCACCCATGAAGCCGATAGGACCGGCTTATGAGAAGAGCGAATCGGGCGGTCCGGCTGATGGTTCACAAGCACAATGAAGCGTAAGCGCAACAACACGAGCTTTGATTCCGCGACCGCCCCCCGGCCTGAACCGCAAGAGGCGCATCCTGAGGCCGAGGCGCCGAGCGTAACGCTCGGGGTTGCCGCCAGAAATCTTAGCCTCGACGGCTTGCTTCGGCCATACCAGATGCGATGGGCGACCGACCCAGCGCGTTTCGCGATTGCCGTCAAGAGCGCGCAAATCGGATACTCGACGGCTTCCGCAGCCTGGGCCGTAGACCGCTGCCTGAGAAACCCGCGGCGCAACATTATCTTTCTCTCCCGCTCAGAGCGACAGGCGCTGGAACTGGGTGAAAAGGCGAAGGCGTGGGTGGACGGCTTCAAGGGAGTGGCTGCCGAGTGGGAGCCGAACCGGTCATTTGACGGCACTTCCGCGCTCCAGCATGAAATCAGGTTCAGCAACGGGTCGCGGATCATCGTGCTCGCGGCCAACCCGGACACGGCGCGAGGCTACACCGGAGACGTGGTGCTCGACGAGTTCGCCTTCCACAAGGACTCGCAGGCCATCTTCACGGCGGTCTATCGCCAGGTCTCGCTAGGCTATGCGATGCGGATTCTCTCCACGCCTAACGGGCAGCAGGGGAAGTTCTACGAGCTGGCGAAACAGTTGGGACTGGACTCGGGGGTCAAACCGGTGAGCCAGCCAGTGCGTGTGCAGTCGGCAGCCGGCAGTCGGCAGTCCGCAGGGGGCGAGAATGGAACGTCGAAAGCGGCGAACGGGCAATCGTCAATCGCCAATCGTCACGCTCTCAGTCCCTGGTCCGGCCATTGGTGCGACATCTTCATGGCCGTCGAGGACGGACTGCCGCTCGATCCCGAAGAGGTCCGCGCCGGCTGCGACGACGATACCTGGCTGCAGGAGTATTGCTGCCAGTTCGTCACGCAAGCGTCGGAATGGATCTCGCCGGAATTGTTCCAGTCGTGCGTCAGTTCAGACGCCAGCGTCGATCTGGCCATCGGATCATCGGATCATCGGATCATCGGGTCATCGGAAGCCGGCGGCACCCGTTTCAATGACCCGGTCACCCGATCACCCGATCACCCGATGCTTTACGCAGGCTGGGACATCGCCCGCAATCGCGACCTGTCGGTGATCTGGATCAACGAGCTCGTCGGCGACGTCACCTGGACGCGCGGCGTGATCGAGATGAAGAACACGCCGACCCCGGACCAGATCCGCGAGGCGCGCGCCCTGATGCCGCAGCTCAAGCGCCTGACAATCGACAAGGGCGGCATGGGCCTGGTGATCTTCGAGGCCTTGGAGCGCGATTTTCCCGGACAGGTCGAGGGCGTGCAGTTTACGCAGCCGAAAAAGGAAGCCATGGCGGTGATGGCCAAGCGCCGCATGGAGGAGCAGAAGGTGCGGCTGGCGGACTCGAACGCCATCCGGCAATCGTTCCGCAGCGTGAAGAAGAGCGTCAACGCGCTGGGCCTGACGCGCTTCGACGCCGAGCATGACACGCGCTTCGGTCATGCCGATCACTGGTGGGCCTTCTGCCTGGCCGAGGCTGCCGCCGCGCAGCCGGACGCGTATCACCTCGCCGAAGTCGGGCGGCTGTTCGGCACGCCGGTGATCTCGGGAGTGAAGGATTGGGTGTTTTAAAAGCAGTGGCAAATGGCAGGTGACAAGTGGCAAGCAAGAGACAAGAGATCGCGATGGGAAGAAAAACTGAAAAGCCGCGGGGTTCGATCGGAACGGGCGGCGGTATTCGGTCAGGTGGAGAGCGTGTTGGCGGAGAAGCGGCTTTGCCGTCCGCTTTGCGGAACGGCTCGGGCCTTCCGGCCCGGTGGCAAACCGTTCCTCTCCTTACTTGTCTTCTGACTGGGGCGCGGAACGACGAAGAGACGATGGGAAGAGCAGCTGAAAATTGCGGTGTTGAGTCACAAGCAGCGGCGGTGTTGGGGTCAGGAGCGGCTTTGCCGCCTGCCTTGCGGAAAGCCTCTGGCCTTCCGGCGGGGCGGCAAGCCCTTCTTTCCTTAATTCTTTTACATCTGCCTCGCGGAAAGGCGAAAGGTTTTCGTCAAGCCAGGGCGCGGAGCCGCACTGCTTAATCAAGCGGAGCAAGCGGAGCGGTCTACATCTTCATCAATCGAGGCAAGTGTGCAGCGGGGGGACAGTGATTTCATCGGGAGGGACAAAAAATGATTATCGGTGAACTTAGCGAAGTGTGGGAGGGCGTTCTGGCCCCCATGATCGTCCTGGCGGTGGTGGTAGTCGCCGTCGGGTTTCTGATGCTGATGAGCCGTTTGAGCTGGGCGGTGCGCGAGTTGGTGCTCGTGTGCCGCGAACGGCAGCGGGCTCACGATCGACTGCTGGAGATGATGCAGGAGCACCTGCAGGAGCACCCGGAGAGAGGAGAGCCGACCTTGGACCAGATCTGGTCGGCGTCAGCGGCTCTGGGGAGCTGTTAGGCAGTAGGCAGTAGGCGGTAGGCAGTTGGCAGTACGCAGTAGGCAGCCGGCAGTGGCAGGTCGTCCCTTGGCGGAACGATTCAGTAGCTGCCGACCGCCAACTGCCGACTGCCAACTGAACTGACGACTGAAGAGTTTTGGTGCCAGCTTTCAGGTGCCAGGTTTGAGACATTCAGGCTCAGGTGAAGGCCTGGCATCAGGCGCATGGTGCCTCATCCCGTATACCGCCCGCCGCTCGCAGCCGCAAGCGACCCTAGCGGGCTTGGGCTCATGAGCGCGGGCGGACGCGGGAAATCTGGAGCGGGTCGTAAGTAGGGAGTAGGCGGTAGCGAATAGGGAATAGCTGTCAGCAGGTGGGGGTCGGCACCAAGGCAGGAGGCAGGAGGCGGTAAGCAGCAGGCAGGGTGGAACTGAGGTACTGACAAACTGACGCACTGCCGAAAGCGAACCACTGACTGAATGATATATGGGTGGCTTCACACAAATCTTCAAAGGACTCGTGAGCGGCGATCCGCTCAAATCGATCGGCGACCTGATCGATCAGTTTCATATCTCGCCGGAGCAGAAGGCGCAAATGCAGCAGGCGGCGCAGCAATTGGAAGTACAGCGCGATCAGATCGAGGCCGCGCGCGACGAAGCTCTGGCGGAGGTTCAGGGCCAGAACATCCGCGCGGAAACACAGAGCGAAGACGCCTACGTGCGCCGGGCGCGCCCCACGTTTCTCTACGTCATGATCCTGGGCATCGCCTGCTCGATGATCGTCTTTCCCGTGTTGAACCTGGTGACGCACCGCGGGCTGATGGTGATGGAGATTCCTGAGGCCTACCTGGAGCTGTTCGGCGTGGCCTTCCTCGGTTACACCGGCGCCCGCACGTGGGAAAAGACCCGAGGCACGACGGACGATATTCAGAACACGCTGCAGATTCACGCGGACCGGCTCAACAAGATTGTGGAGAAGCAGGCGGCGAAAAATTGAGGGATTGGTTCATTGGATCATTGAGTCAATTGAGTCAATGGAACGCGAATGTCAGACCTGACCAGCGATGTACGGCATGAAGTCCAGCGAGGCGTGATCCTGATGATCCTGGTTCATCGCAACCTGGAGTGGGTCCCGTTTTCCGAATTGCGCGCGCAGATGGCGCGCGGGCAAGGGTATCCACTGACGGACGCCGAGCTGTGGTTCCACTTGCGATACCTTGGCGGTCGCGACTACATCGAGACGCGCAACCCGCGCCCCGGCCGGGCCGATATTTCGCTGTACCTCGTTCGGGCGCTGTCTAAGGCAGTGGATCTGCTGGATGGAAGGCTGCCGCCCGATGTCGGAGTGGCGTTTTGAATTTCCTATACGGTGGCCGGGCGATTCAAGGCCTTCGCCGCCGAGGGTGGGAAAAGGTTTCGACCCATGGGTTACTGGAAGCGCCTGGAGAACTCGAAGCTCTTGCTGGCCCTGACGACGGTGAGTCTGGTGGGCGCCGTGACGCTTCTTGACGTCGTGACCGGTGACGAAGTCGCCGTCTCAAGTCTCTGCCTGCTTCCGGTGAGCCTGGCCAGTTGGACGGCAGGGAGGACAGCAGGGCTCTTGGTCTCCGCAGTCTGTGCGGGATCGCTTCTGGGGGTGGACCTGCGGTCCGGGTGCCAATACGGGCGTGCCTTCATTCCTTTCTGGAACGGCGCGATCGTACTCAGTTTCTTCGTCGTGGTCGCTTTGCTGGTGAGCAGCCGCAGAAGGTTGGAAGACGCGCAGGAAGCCAGACTTCAGAAGGCTATCGCGAGCGTGAAGACGCTGCGGGGATTGATTCCTGTCTGTGCCTGGTGCAAGAAGATTCGCGATGACCGCGGGTACTGGAATGAAGTCGAGGCCTACGTCGCCGCCCATTCGGAGGCTGATTTCACACACGGCATGTGCCCTGATTGCGCGGCCAAGGCGATCGAGCGAGCGAGGTCAGGAGGGAGAAGCGGATCCGGCGAGTTTCCCGGCCGCCCAAATCACCCTTCACTGGTAGCTGGGTAACTCGACTTTAAACGTGAGGATCGTATGTTGACACAACTGGTCGAAATTGCGGCCGCATTCGTGGCCGGAGTCGTTGTGGCGCGAGTGTACTGGTCGCGCCTGATTTCTCAAGGAAAGAGTTTGGCCGGCGACATCGCAAGGAAGCTTTGAAGAGCGGGGACTAGGGATTAGGGATCAGGGGCCAGGAAACAGGACGGAGACGGGCTACAGGGACTTACAGGTTGGACCCCAATCGCGGATCGAGCCCGAACCCCGACCCCTGGCCCCGGTTAAGGACATGCGCAGACCGGTCAACAGGAACGGAAATTCCACACGCGCCGCGCGGCTCGATACGGCGCTGGCCACACGCGATCGTGAAATAGGTTTCCCTCCCCCCGGAGGACCGGCGCCCTGGCTCTTACCAGGAGCCAGCGCGCCGGTACCTCCTCCTACGCCGCCGCCGGGCGAGCATCGGCCGACGGCGTTCACGCTGGGTATTCCCGGCACGCCGATCGTCAGCGGATTCCTGGAGGACCTGGGCGAGTACAACGGGGAGTTGGCCGGACGCAACGCGCTGCCGATTTACGAAAAGATGCGGCGCGGGGACGCGCAGGTGAGGGCGACTTTGGCGGCGTGCAAGTTGCCCGTCTTGAGCGCGAAGTGGGAAGTCGTTCCATCGGGCGATCGGGTGATCTGGCCATCGGGCGATCAACCAGACAATGAACCGATGACCCGATCATCCGATCATCCGATCTCTTCGAACGGCGCTGGTCGCGCGACGGCCGCCAAGGGGCGGGAAATTGCGCAATTCGTCAGAGCGAATCTCTTCGGCGGCCTGGAATTCCGAACCTCGACCGGCGGATGGGCCACGCAGAACTGGGACGACGTGGTGCGCAACGCCCTGCTAATGCTCGATTTTGGCTGCGCCGTGCACGAAGACGTCTGGACCGTGGACGGCGGCCGCGTTCGCTTGCGCAAGCTGGCGGCGCGGCTGCCCATCACCTTTTATCGCTGGCACACCGAGGCCGACGGCGAAACGCTGCTGGCGCTCGAGCAGTATGGCTACCGCGGGGGCCAATACGTGAATGTCGTGGTGCCGGCGGACAAGTGCTGCGTCTTCACCTACCAGCAGGAAGGCGCCAACTTCTGGGGTATCTCGCTGCAACGTCCCATGTACCCGCACTGGTACGTGAAGAGCAACCTCTACCGGATTGACGCCATCGCGTGCGAGCGCAACTCCCTGGGTGTGCCGGTCTTCAAGCTGGCGCCGGGGTTTTCCGCCGAGGACCGCGCCGCCGCCTACAACTTCGTAACCCAGCTGGCGGCGCACGAGGCTACGGGAATGGTTGAGCCGCCGGGCGACGCCGCCTCGGGATTCAGAATTGTAGGCTATGAGGGGCGGGTGCGCGACTTGGCGCCGAGCATCGAGCACCACAACGTGATGATCTCCCGCGCGGCGCTGGCGCTGTTCATGGACCTGGGCCAGTCGGAGCACGGATCGCGCGCGCTGGGCAAGCAGCATGGCGACTTTTTCCTGCTGGCGCTGCAGAACCTCGCCGACCAGATCGCGCTTGACATCACCAACAGCACCGTACGGCGGCTCGTCTCCTACAACTTCGGCGACGACGCGCCGGTACCGCGCCTGGTGCCGGCCAACGTCCAGGCGCGCGGCCTCGAAGACATCGTGGAAGCGCTCACCCAGTTCGCGCAAGCGGGGCTGGTGGTGAGCGAAGAGAATTTGCGCAGCTTCATTCGCGAGGAACTGGCGCTGCCGCCGGAGAGTCCGTCCGCTGTCCGTCGTCCGCCGTCCGTGGTCAGTGGTCGGTTGGACGTCGGTGAGGTCGAGGGGAACAGGGAGTAGCGCAGGGAGTGGCGAGTGGCGAAGTCGTCCGTTGTCACTCGTCAGTTGCCGGTTGCATATGAATAGGGAATAGGCCGCGAGGAGCAGGGAGCTATGGGCACTGGCGAAGTTCAGATTTTGAGAGACTACGAAGAGCGGGCCACCGACCACGGACAACCGACAAGCCGTCATTTCGCCTGGGAACTCTTCTCCGCGGGAACGCCCGTGCAGCGCGCCGGCAAGAATCTCTATGAAGTGCCGGTGGCTGTCTCCGGCGCCTGGGTGAAAGATGGCCACACTTTCGCCATCCGGTTCGAGGACCTGCAGACGATGTTGCGCAACTTCGAAAAGCGCAGGAACGAGATGGTGGTGATCGATTACGAGCACGCCAGCGAAGACCCGGGGGTCGCACGCGGCGGGCCGGTGCCCGCGGCGGGTTGGATTCACGACCTCTTTCTGGACCGGGCTCCCTGGCACGCCGGGCCGGACCACGGCAAAGGCGGGCACAACCTGCAGGCCAGAGACCGCCTGACGGCGCTGGTCGAATGGACGCCCGAGGCGAAGGACCTGATTCACAGCGGGCAGTACCGCTTTTTTTCGCCTTCGATCGACTGGGGAGCGCGCGACAAGCTGACCGGGAAGCCGCAAGGCGCGACGCTGACTTCCGGCGCCCTGACGAATCATCCGTTTCTGGAAGAGCTGCCGGCGCTGATGCTGACCGATCTGGGGTCGATCGCAGGGGCGCCCCGAGTGGACGCCAGCGCGTCATCCGAGGGGCAGGCACAACCGGGGCCCCTCCCGTCCGAAGGAGAAACCGACATGGAACCGAAACGACTCAGCATCCGCATGCTGACGGAAGGGCCGCACGCGGGACATCACGGGATTTTCTATGGAGACGAACTCGTAGGCTACATGACCGACGAGGACTTCTGCCATTATGCCCAGAAACATCTGGCCGGAGCCGTTCCGGCAGCCGCCCCGGCGCCGGCCGAGGCCGCGACTGACGCGGCCGCGCTCTCCGGGCTTTTTGCCGAGCGGGTAGGCGCGGATGGGGCGGCGATCGAAGACATCCGGAGCCTCGTGGAGTACGGGCGCAACGCGCAGGCACGCGATCAGGAGGCCGCATCGCGGGCCCTCATTCTGAGCGAGGTGGTGCGGGACGGCCGCCTGCGGGTGGAACGCGCCCTCGAGCTGGCGCGCGATCAGAAGATCTCGCTGACCGACTACATGGCCGTTCAAACCGCGGAGCGCGCCTTGGACGGCGCGGTGACGGCAGGCAAGATTCTGCCGCGCGACCGGCACTTCTTCTTCCGCGATGCGCTGGAGCGGCCGCGGGAGTTCAACGAGTATGTGGAGCGCGCCGCGGTGGTGGTAAGGCTGGGATCGGATGGCATCGGGTCGGGTGAGTCGGTACCGGTCGACCAGGAAGTGGATCTGGGCGCCCGCCTGCTCATGAGCGAGCAGAAGATCTCTTATGCCAAAGCCCTGAAGGCCCTGTTTCGCGAGAATCCCGCGCTGGAAGCGCGTTATCGGGCGGCGCACCGTCCGGAGCTGAAGCCGGGCGGCGAAACGGCAATGCAGTAGAAACCAGTGGGCAAGTGGTGAGTGGCAAGAGAGTGCAAGTGACAAGGGACGTGGCCAGTGACGGGAAAGAGACACGGAGCAGGTAAGCTGACAGACGAGAAGAGAGTAAGGAACTTCTTACTATTTATCCCTTATGGGCCACTTGTCATTCGTCGCTTGCCTATGAAGACGGCCGGCCTCGAATCGGCAAATCGCCAACCGGCAATCCAAAATTCCTGGTTGCCAGTTGCCCGTGTCATTCAGCAACTGACAACTGACAACTGACGACTGACAACTGGAGGAGAAAATGGCAGGAGCAACCAACGGACTGACACTCGGGTTTCGGGCGGACGCGAACGTGAGGATCTGCAAGTTCACGGCGCTGGTGCAATCGACGGCCAATCCGTCGACGCAATCGCAGCAGTTCGCCGCGCTGCCCGCCGCGGCCAACGCGCCGGGCGTACTCGGCGTCACGGTGGAGCACTTCGTGGAGCCGAACTACTTCGTGCCGCAGGGCACGAATCCGTCCACTGTGACGGGCACGCCACCCACGCTGTACAACCTGCAGAATCGCGGCTTGACGCTGCAGGTGAACGGGATCGCGCGTTGCATTGCGGCCGGAGCCATCAATCAGGGCCAGCTGGTGAACATCGCGGACGTCTACGGCCGGGTGAAGGCGGTGAGCGAAGCCGCCGGCACCACGGTTTATCCGGTGGGCATGGCGCTGCACAACGTCAGCAACCTGAACGACGTGGTGCAAGTGGAATTGAATTTCGCTCAGACCAAAGTGTAGTGATGAGTGGCGAGTGACAAGTGACGAGCGAGTCACTCGCAAGCGTTACGGCGGCTGGCTGAACCTGCGCAGGGTCTGGCGCAGGCGCCAGCGGAAGCCGCGCGGCCTCTGCGGAACGGGGCGGCCGGCGGTGGATGGCTTCAATTGCCCGGCGCGCCCGGGCGCCTGTTTCGGATGAGTTGACTTGTCACTCGTCACTTGTCACTTGTCACTGAGGAAGAAAATGGCTGATATTTCGCTTCAATACCTCGACCAGCCCCTCAACAACGTAAGCGTCGGTTATCAGAACGACGACTACTTTGGCGAGCGCCTGTTCCCGGTCACCCCGGTGCGCAAGCAGTCGGGGCGCTACTGGGTATTCGGCAAGGAAAAATTCAAGCAGTACGAGACCATCCGGCACGCTCGCGCCGAAGCGCGCGAGATCGCGCCCTGGTCCCTCTCGAACTCGCCGTACTTCTGCGACGATCACTCGCTGAAGGACGCGATCTCCGACGAAGAGGCGGCCAATTCCGAGGGCACGGATCTGGAAGTGAACACGGTGGAGAATCTGACGGACGCCATCCTGCTGGACTTCGAGATCCGCGTCGCGAACCTGGTGATGGGCTCGAACTCGACGGTCCCCAACGTCACACTGTCGGGCACATCGCAATGGTCCGACTTCGTGAACTCTGACCCGATCGCGGCCGTGGAGGCGCAGAAAACGATCATCAAGCAGGCCATCGCGCAGACGCCCAACACGCTGGCGGTGAGCTACCCGGTTTATTCCACGTTGCGGCAGCATCCGCGGATCATCGACCGGTTCAAGTACACGCAGGTCGGCGTGCTGCAGGCGGATCACCTGAAGAGCGCCTTCGATGTGGACAATTTCTGGGTCCTGGGAGCCGAATACGACACCGCGAACGAGGGTCAGGCGCCCAGCCTCAACTTCGTGTGGGGCAAAAACGCGCTGCTGGCCTATGTCCCGGAGGAGCCTCGTTTGCGCGAGCCGGCGCTGGGCTACACCTTCCGCTGGCTCTTCGGAGCGCCGGAACTCGGCGGGACGTTGACCAAGCGCTATCGCGTGGAGAATCGCATGGCGGACGTTATCGAAGTGCACCGCTATGACGACCTCCAGATCGTGGCGCCGCTGGCCGGGTACGTGTTCTTGAACGCGACGCAATAAGGGTCAGCCCGTCCGCAGTCAATCAGTCCGAAGTCGGACTCCGGACTGAACGACTCCGAACTGAACACCCGGGCGGGAGGCATGATGGCGAAATTCACAGTCCTGAGACCGATCGAGCACAACCAGGTCCTCTACGCGCCGAAAGGCGGTTCGGACGAAGCCAAGACGAAGAGCGCAGGTCACGGCGGAGAGATATCGGTGGACGCGTCCGGGACGATCGAACTCGACGCCACGGCGGCGGAGAGCTTCACCAGCGGGCAAGTCACGCTCCTGGCGGGCCCGTCCGCAGAGGCTCCGCCAGCGAAGCGGACGAAGCGCTGATGTCAATCCCTGAACTCGTGGGAGGTGAGGAATGGCAGCAATAACAGTAACACCGAAATACACATATCTGACCCAGACAATGCAAGGCGTGCCCATCCGGCAGGCCAAGCTGACGATCGCAGGCCTCGCGGCTGGAGCCAACGTGGTGCCGCACGGGCTGCCGTCAATGCCCGTCAGCGTTCTCTATGATCCCGGAGCCAGCGGGCTTTGGGGAGAAACCCAGGTGGCCGACAAGACGAATCTTTACATCACGGTCGGCTCAGGAGGAGCCACGTCGGGCGCAGCGTACGTTCAGTACTAGGCGCCAGCCGTCGCCGCGTGCCGCGGCGTCAGCGAGAGCAGTATGTCCTACACAACCGTCAACGAAGTCGCGGGGATGTTTCCGACGTTCAGGCGTGGGACGCCCCAGCAGAATCCGCCGGACAGCCTGATTCAGACCTACATCGATGACGTCGCAGGCGACATCGATGCGGTGCTGGAGCGCCGGTTCAACGAGGCCGTGCAAGCCGCGCCGTTCAACGGATCGTTTGCGGCGTGGATGGCGGCCCTGCCGGCGGACGCCGGGAACGTGCTCGAGCGGATCAATCGATACGGGGCGGCGGCTCAACTTGGTCAGACGCTGGCCAGTTTCGGTGTTGCCCCAGCGCGTGAACTGGCCGAGGACTGCTTCGCGCACTATGGTGATCTTCTCAATGAGCTGAACGCGCGCGACAAGAGCGGGCGTCCAACCGCCAGCGGCCTTTACGATCATCTCTTTGATTCGCTGGCGCGCACCGAAACCCCTCGGCCGGGGCTCGAAGCCATCGCCGGCGGCGATCAGCCTTATGGCCAGACTGCGGCTGAGACCGGTTCGAGCCAGGTGTTCGGGAAGTTCGACCGCCGGGGAACATAAGGCAGGCAAGAGAGGCCCGGAATGCTGGGACTGAACTTCCAAGACGATGCGCCGAACTTCGATGCGGGCCTGAGCGCCTTCATCGACGGACTCGGCAATGCGGCAGCCGGTAGCGGGCAGAGTGGGGAGGCGGGTACTCGGCGAGGCGAGATGGCCATACGGCACCCGCGTTTCGAACACCATCCCTCCCGGTTAAGTGGCGGGCAAGGCTTCCGCGACTCGCGAAAAGCGCGGCACATTGGGGCAGACAGCGATCGAGCGGTGACCTCCGCTCTGAACCGAATGCAATCGCGCATCGCGAGCCTCGCCTGTGCTTTCGGCTTTGAAATCGCGGACGCCAATACCGTGCCGACTGGGGACTAGAACCATGACCTATCAGCCAGCATGGAACGCGCAATTCGCCAAGCCGCTGCTGAACCAGTGCATTGCGTTGATCCAACGCGATCAAGCATCGGCGATCGAGATCGTGAGCCCGGCGCTGCCGCCGATCGGCGAATTTCATAAGGGACCGGGCCTGCGGACGGCGCTGCCCTGGCTGACGGTGAGCCTGGACGAACTGGAGTTCGGCGAAGACGAAATGGGCACGCGCCAATCCCGTCCGCGCGTCGCTCTGGTCCTCGATGCAGGCCAGTTCGACCAGGAGAGCGCGCAGGACAACGCGCAGGATTACGCGCGCGTGCTGGACATGGTGATCACGACGGCATCGGAGAGCGATTGGGAGACGGCGCTGCCGATTTCTCAGGAGACCGTCCCCTCGGGCACGACGTCGCCGAGCGCCGCAGGAACCGTGAAAGAAGTCTTTGTGGCCTCGCACCGCTACAGCGTTGTAACGCTAGATGAAATCCAGACGCCGGTGGTGCGCGTAACGCTGAATGTGGATTTTGTGCTTGAGGAGATGTAAGGAGGCGGCATGGCCAGCTTCACGGTAACCGTTCCGGATATTCATCAGGGTACGGGCATGCTCTGGTACAACGTCGCGGTTCCGGCGTCCGGAGGACGCTTGCTCGTGGATGCGAATGGCAATCCCTTGGGAGGGTCGCCCCTGGCCATGGGCGCCTCGGACGGCGCGGCCACCTTCCACATGGAAGCCAAGATCGAAGAGATTGCCATCGATCAGCAGACCGCGCCGGTGGATGCCGTGATGACGGGGGAGTCCGCCTATCTGGAAGTGACGCTAAAGGAGTCAGCGCTGGCGAAGATCGCCGCCAGCCTTGCCCAGGCGAACTACAGTTCCGGTACTGACACGGGCCTGCCGCCAGGGGCTCAAAGCTACGAGGAGATCACCGTCGGTGGGCTGGTGACGATTCCTAAGGCTGCGGTAGCTTTGATTTCGCCGCGTCGCGGCTTCAGTTCGCCCGGGAAATTCATGGTTGCGTGCCTTTACAACGCGTACGCCAAGGATCCGTTTCAGATCGGTTTCACGCGGTCCAAAGAGGCAACGTATAAGGTGCGATTTGACGGCTTGGCCATGCTCACGCGAGCTCCCGGCGACCAAGTTGCGCAATTCTACCGGCAGATCTGAAAGACGAATGATGAAAAGCGCAGCGAATGGCGACCAGGCGAGTAGCGAGCAGCGAATGGCGAATAGACACAAGCCAGGTATCGGCCCCTCCCTATTCGCTACTTGCCATCGCTCCAATGAGGCTTAAGTGGAAACTCAGAATTCAACTCCGGGAGTCAGCGAAGCGCCAAAGGCAAAGAACGGCGTCGCGTCTCCCGATGACTTTATTTTCGCAGCACGGCTGCGCGGCCAGCCCGAGCACGTCGTGCTTCCGAAGTCCGGCCTGAAGGTCCTGTTGCGCCGTCCGAGCCCGATGTGGTTCCTGTTCCGAGGTCTCCTGCCGGCCAGCATTGCCGTGAAGCTTGAGGGCGGCCATACACGGATTCAGACCGTGGAGGACCTGCGCGCGCTGGCGGAATGGATGGTGCCCCTGCTGAGCGAAGTCTTCGTTGAACCGCGCCTCGCACTCGAGCCGGGGCCGGGTGAAATCTCGCCCGATCTCCTCGATCTGGACGACGCAAGCTTTGTAATTCGATGGGCGGTGGGCGAGGTCGCTTCGGATTCCGGCGACCTCGCCAGCTTTCGTCGAGACGGAACACCTGCTGCGAGTCGCGCAGGTTGCGGAGACGTGGCACTGCCGCCCAAGTGAGCTTCTGGACGTCACGCCGCCGCTCGTGGCGGTGCAATTCGACTTCGCCGCTGCGGTGGCGCTGTGGCGCTGGCGGGAAGAGCAGATGCGGAAAGGTAGTCGTTGAGTCGCTCAGTCCGAGGTCCGGAGTCGAAGACCGAATGACTCCGGACTGAGAGACGGACCGACTCCGGACTGTGAGAGATATGCCGCAAGGTTCTTTAGGCTTGCTATTTCGCGTGAATGCGGATCCATCGCAGGCGCAGGCAGCACTGGAGAGGTTTCGCAGCAGGACGACCGAGCAGATGGAATCCGTCCGCTCGGAGTTCACGCAAGTGCAGAGAGGCCAGGCGGAGTGGAGCAGCCAATTCCTGAGCCAGAGTTCGGCGGTGGACGCTGCGCTCATGACTTTGGGGGAAGCGGCAAGCCTGACGTTCGACCGTTTTGCCATCGGTCTAGGACGCAACATCAGTACGGCGCTGGTCTACTCGCAATCGATGAGCCAGGCGCTGGATCGCACTCTGAAATCGACCACGGCTTCCATCGCCGCCGAGTCCATTGTGCAGGCACTGCGCGCGAGCGCCCTTGGATTCTATCTGCTCGCCGTCGGTGATGCTGCCGGTGCAGCCAGCGCCTTCGAGTCTGCAGCCCTCTGGGGAAGCATCGGGGGGGTGGCTGCCGGAATCGGCGCAAGTGTTTCCGGGGGCGGAATCGGGGCGGGTGTTCGGTACGGCGGAGGCAGTTATGGAGCCGGCTACGGTGTGGGCGCCAGCGTTGGAACTGGTGCGGGAGTGCTCGCGCCGGGAGCTTCAGCGCGGCCCGGCGGCAGTCTGACCGTGGCGATCATGGGCGAGTCTGAGGCCGCGAACTGGCTGGCCAACACACTGAATCAGGGAGTGGCGCGTGGCGTAACTCTGACGGCCACGAGGACGCAGCGATCGCCGTACGCAGGCGGGTGAAGGCAGTAGCTAGTGGCTGGTGGCGAGTGGCTAGCGGCCGGAAGACCTTACTTGACCCGTCGAGCAGCAGACCAGTGACTAACTAGCCACAGACTACTGCCTCGAGATATGGCGTATCCGCAAATCATCTACGATCCCGGTACCGGACCGTTGACGCTCTCATTCCAGCGCTATCCGCGCAAGGTGCCGGCGTATGAGTTCAAGGCGACGCGTCACGACAATATCGCCTCCAGCGGGATCCGCGAGTCCGTGCTGGAGCGTATCGATATCTTTCTGACGTTCGAGATGGAGTGGGTCGCGATTGGTTCGGACGTACAGGCATGGTCCAATTTCATGCTTTACGCCCTCGCGGGCGGGCAATTTGCTTACTATCCGGACGCCTCGGTGGCCTCGTTCACCAATTACTGGCTGGAAGATACGGATTGGACCGCCGACTACAAGTCTGCGGGCCAGTACAGCTTCAAAGTGAAGTTCAGGCAGGTAACGACGTGAAAGGGTTTCCGGTTGGCGGTTGCCGGTTCAAGCGCATTCTTCGAAGCTTGCCGAGAACCGGCTACCGAGAACCGGTAACTGACCAATGATTCAAGGCAATACAACCTGGCAGGTCGCATTGGCGCAGCTACAGAAGCAGCCACTCTACATTCTGCAAATCCCGGATTTCGGCGTGATCCTGGCAAGCTTCTCCGTCAAGGCGACTGGAGTCGGATTGAGCGGCTTCGGCGTCGGACTGTATGGAGTTGCCCCCTATGGGACATAGCAATCTTCGATTTTCGATTGCCGATCGTCGATTGGAACAAGTGATCGATCCTCAGTTCTCGGTTTCATTCGATCATATGCCAGATGGTGGAGCAACGAACGACGATCGACGAACCACGATCCACAACAGGGAACTGATAGCTGAAGACTGAGAACCGTCATGGCGTCCGTACAGGACTATTACCCCGGCGACTTCTACAGCGACACGCAACAGACGCTGTCGTGGCTGTTTTCGCGGCAGTCCGGAAAGTCAGGTAACTGGCAGGCAAACGTGAACTCGACGGCGTTTCCGGCGTCTTCGGCCTCCGGCTCGCAGCTGATCCCGACTTCGCCGGCTCTTGAAGAATGTGGACTGCTGTCGGTCGAAGAACTTTCTGACTTCGATCAGATGAACTTCGAGAATCTTGCCATGATCCCGCCAGCGGGCCAGCCACTCGACACCAATACCGGCCCCGACGGTTTTCCGGTAGACTACTCGGCGATCACCTTGCCGACAGGCAGCCTGTTCGTGCCTGTTCTCCCGGTTACCAGCCAGCAGATTAGTGCGGCCTATCAATCGGCGCTCGCCGCCAATCCAAACGGCGCCAGCATTTGCGGCAGCACGTATCCCGTGCTGCCCGGGATGACCCTTTATGGGTACCTATTTAATCCGATTCAGCCCATCACCGGCTACCGGGTGGACATCTTCTCTATCACCGACGCGTTCTATTATCAATCCAGCGCGCCCGGAACCGGGGCGCCGAGCTCAGGACCGTGCGCCGGGCAGACGCCGAGCCCTTCGCAGTTCCAGTCTCTGCTGGTTCAACAGGGCGTGAACGGTTACTGGGCGGCGCAGGTCGTCGGGCCCGGGCTCGTGATTGCAGCGCTGTACCCTTCCACGGTGCCGCAGCCGTCGCCGGGGGCAGCTTTCTCTTCGTTGCCCGCCGGTTGGATCGCCCACTCGAACACCGGCATTGGGCCCAGGCTCGCGAGCTACTTCGGACGGATCTATTCCAGGACAGACATCGAGTACCTGCAGGAAGACAACATTCCTATTATCGTCCAGGACGCCTATCACGCGCGCGCCGGTTCAAGCGTGGTTCCGGCGCCGGGGACCGTGACCGTTCACGTCCTCTATCAGGACCCGGTGAACGGGCCGACGCTGGTTTACACGTCGCTGGCGAACGAGTCCGCCTTTGCCGATCTGCCGCTTTCCTTTGTGGTGCCGTCCTCGGATCCGCTGTACGTGCCCGACCCGGCCACCACCAATATCGCCGCGCTGCAGAACCGCAGCTATATCTACGACTGCGCGCTGGCGATCCTGGTCTATTCAGCCTCGGGGAACTTTCGCGCCGCCGCCAAGGTGATCGCCCAGATCAATGCGTTGCTTGAGAGCCCTGGTTATCTGCCAGCCGCAATTCTTGAAAATGCCGAGGATGGCTTAACCGCGCGCTGGGCGGCGGCGAACGGAACGGTTGCGAACGTTGCCGCCAGCAGCATGAGTCCACAAGAACCGCCTTACGGCACGGGCAACGTGATCAAGCTTACGGCGAACGCTGCCAACGCCGTCTTCACGTTCACGGGCTCAGCACTGCCGGACTCGAGGGACTCGCAGGTCAGCTTCGAGCACTACGAGGGCGATGGCACGTTCCAGGTCGATATCAGTGTGACTACCGCCTCCGGTAAGGTGGCCGAGGTTCAGGTGAATTCGAACGCCGCGGCGCCCGCGACATATAACAGTGCCGCGCACCAGATCACGATTCCCATCGGCCCGGGATCGTCCGACTGGCGCGTGACCCTGGTGGCGGTTCAATCCCTGATCGCCAGCCTCGCCGGGGACACCCTGACCTCGATGACAGGTCTCAAGGTCACGCTGGGTTCGGCCGGCATGACGATGTATGTCGACAATGTCAGCGTGGGGAATCCGCAGCCCGCAAACTCGCTGTGCTTCAGCTACGACGTGTTCTACGGCGTCGTCGATCAAGCTTACATCCGCGCCGGGGCAATGGCGTGGGTCTGTTATGCCTACTGCGTCTATATGAGTCTGTCGCGGGACTACTTGCCGGCCCTGAGCCTGCAGGCCATGATCAACTTTCTGCTCACCCTGCAATCAACGGCAAGCGACCTGACGAACGGCTTCTTCTATTTGGGCTACGGCGGTTATGCCGATCCCGGCTATCAGTTCATCCCCGGCCTGCAGACTGCGGTCTCGACCGAACATCAGGTCGATCTTTATTTCGCCTTGATGCGCGCCTCGGGCGTGCTGCCCGTGGCAGCCGTAGCACTAGAGAAGACCGGGACGATCACCCCCGCACAGGCGCAATCGCTGCAGAACACGGCCACCGAAGCCGGGCCAATCGCCGCCACGCTCGCCACCAATCTGATCAACCGGCTCTACGTCGCGCCGTCGGGCGGCACGCCCGGGCACTTCGCGCAGGGCGTTACCGGAAACAATCTCGACACGTCGCAGGCGTTGGACGTGTCCGGAACGTGGACGGCGACGTGGGCGCACGCCGTGGGGCGCGATGATATCGCGCTGCAGTGCATCGAGTTCTTCTATCAAAACTTCCTGCTGAGCAATCAGACCATTCAGCTCTCGAACGTCGCCGACTCCTGGAATGAAGCCTATCAGCAGCCGGCGCCCTTCTCCGGTTTCAAGCCTTACAGCGATTCGCCGAGCGGCTATTCAGGATCGCCCCTTTCAGTGTGGCAGGAGGGGACCTGGGGCGCGATCCTGGCGCTTACCCAGCTCTACGGCATCCCCGGGCTCTCTTCCTACTTCCACAACCTCGGAACCAGCACCGACGCCCTCCTGACGACCCTGGTTGCCGGACAGCGTACCATCCGCGCCACCACCGGCGACGGCAGCTTGGTCGGCTATTCGCTGGCTGCACGCGCCCTGCCCTGGGAATTCCAGGTGTGGCCGATGTTCGCCGCCACCGCCTGGTTCTGGCTGGTATCCGAGTATCCGGGCCTGTTACTGACCATGTCGAACACAGCCACGCTTCTGGAGACGATGCAGATTCCCACCGGATCGAGTCAGACGGCAAACGAATTGGAAGGAACGTCCTCGGTCGGAGCGATGACCGTCAAGTGCATTGACCCAAGCGGCACTTTGAAGCAGCTTGCGGCGCAGGACGCCCTGATCGGCAAGGTGGTGCAATTCCAAATGGGTTTCCCTTCGCTCAGCATCGGCGATTTTGTCACTTTGCACACGCTCCAGATCACCCAGGTGGGCTGGGATTCGAGCGGCATGATCACGCTGACCTGCGCGGATATCCAGCGCTTCATTCAGGGGCAGCAGATCTGGTGGGCCGGCGGACCAGGCGAATGGTCCCCGGGCCAGACTGCGTCGCAACCGGCGGGTCCGGCGGCGGGCGCCAACGGGTTTCCCGTATCCGAGGACAATCCGCGATTCGTTCAGGGCAATCCCATCGATATTCTGCTGGCGGCACTGCAAAACGAGCTCGGGGTGGGGCAGGACCCCTCATTGCGCAATTCGAATTTCATCCTCAACCAGCTCACTCCCGTCTACGCTCAGCAGCAGAATTACGATCCGCTGCCGCCGCCGTCCGGCTGGGCGATTTTCACCCCGGGCGATGACTCCACGTTGATCAATCCGAGCCAGTACATCGATGTTGATCAGTTTTTGTCGTTGCGCGATTCGCAGCTCTCCGGCGATTTCTTAGAGTTCATCATCACGCGCCCTATTGACGGCAAGCAGTTCATCGAAGATCAGATCCTGAAGCCGCTCGGTCTTTATCTTATTGTCGGCGCGGACGGCAGGCTGCGGCTCAAACCCATGAAACCGCTGCCCTATCAGACATCGGTGTTCAACTTGACCGCGAGCAATATCATCGGCATCCCCGAGACGGCGCGCCAGCCGATCGTCAACATGGTTACAGCGCGAATGGACGTGAATAATCTGGGCTGCTCGACTGCGGCGCGCGCTTACGACGGTCAGTTGACCTATCAACAGCAGACTTCTTTCCAGCGCTATCAGCAAGTCTACGAGCAGCAGGTGGAGGCGACCGGCTTGCGCACCAATTATGGGGCGACGATGCGCTCCTGGATGCTCGCGGACCGGATCTTTCGCCGGCACGCTTTTGCGCCGCCGGTATATAACGTCCAGACGCACTTGGCGTCGCTCGCGGTCGAACTTGGCGATCTGGTGTCGCTTACTCATCCGCTGTTGGTGGATTTCCAGACGGGAAGGCTGGGCGTTGTCAATATCACCTGCGAAGTCGTCAATCGCCGGCCGGACTACGCGCAAGGGCGCGTGGGGTTCTCGCTGCTCGACACGAGGTTTTTGAATCTCCCCACGCCCTATCAGATCGCGCCGGCAACGCTCAACGTTCCGGAGTGGCAGCAGGCGACCGGAACCGAGCGCGGCGAATATATGTTTGTTTCATTGGCTGCCCAGAAGGGAGGGAATCCCGATGGAACGCCGGGCAACACAATTTACTGAGGGGTCAGCTTTCAGTTCTCCGTTGCCTGTGATCGTGAGCTCAGGAAGGGATGAATTATGAGTCAGCTAACGATGAACGCCGTGCCCGGATTCTTCGATCTGGCCGATTCGGCGATTGCGGGCGGGCAGCCGCTAACGGACGATTCGCTCCTCAAGATTTCGCACAATGCCAAGTTTGCCGCCGTGCGCGCGGAGGTGATCTACATGGGCTTTTATACTTCCGGCAACACCGTGCCCGCGCCGGTGAGCCCGGTGGACGGATACGCATATCAGCGGAACGAATGTGTGTTCATGCCGATTTTCGCTTCCAGCCGGCAGCCGGCGGCCGGATTCGTGCCGGGCCAGGCCGGTTTTCCGGCGCTGGCGAACAACGATTTGGGTACCGGTAGCCTGCTGGTCGTGCCCTACGAGCTGGACATCAACGACGCAACCGGCCTGGTCACGTGCCAGGTCTATTTCGCCGGGAACGCCGCGCAGAATCAGGGCACGGTGAAGGTCTACTGTGTCGCGATGCGATCGAGCGTGAACGTCGGTAATTGAGGGATTGGGTGATTGAGTGGTCGGAGGATCGGATCATCTCTATTTCCGGAGTTCGACTTTCGGCCCTTTGACCATCAACTGGCTGACAGACTGACGAACCGACGCATTGAGGAACCAAAATGGCCGTCACACGCACCGTCTTACCGAGAAAAGGACTGATCCAGTCGCAGCACGGATTGACCGCCTACGAAGCCGATCAGGACGCGAACTGGAGCCTGCTCGATGCCAAAGTCGCCTTTGTCTCGGACTTGCAGTTCGGTGATTTGGGAATGAACGGCGTCGTGTCGGGTTTCACGCCGAGCGTCTCGTCGACGCTGGCACCCGGGCTCGGGGTGGGAATTCTCTACGCGCAAGGACTGCGATATGCGCCGGCCGGAGCACCGTTGCTTCCGGCGGCGCCCCCGAGCGCGACGGTCTATCTCTTCTACAACGCCGCTTCGGGTTTTTACTACCAGACGAGCCCGGTCGGTTCAGCGCTCGGCGACGCGCTGATCGGGAAGATCACCACCGGCGCCGGCACCGTCACCGCCGTGCTGGCCGCCACGCGCATCTTCGGCTCGGTGAGCGCTGCTGGCACAGGAAGCGGAAACTTCACCGTAGCCCATCTGCTCGGCCGCAAGCCGGTAGGCGCGGTCATCCAGATGACCTCCAGCGGCTCGATCTGGTTTCAGCCGGCGACACCCTGGGACGCCACCAATCTGTACCTGACGGCGTCCGGCGCGGGGACAACGGCATTGGTTGAGGTTTGGTGACGCAGGAGATGCCTCGTAAGCGCGTCAGTGAGGATCACATGCTCGATTCCAGTTCACCAGCGCCGACAGATTTCGGCAAGTGGGCTCTGAGGCCCAAACACGAGAAGGTCGACATCACGGTCGCCACGCGGCTGTCACTCAGCCGATATCGCATGCTCGAGACCTGGTGCCAGCGCAGCTTGCGGCGGCGGTCGGAGCTGGTCGGCATCGTGCTGAATCGCGTGCTCGACCTGTACGAGCAGGAGGGCGGCAATGAGCCTCTCGAGTTCTTCGTGCGAAGGCTGCACCTGACACGGAACCTATAGTTTTGACTGGATTCGTTCAGAACGAATTTAACAATGTTAACAACCACAAAGGTGTTTATGGTTAACGCTCGGAATAACATCTAAAACCTTTACAGCTCTCCGGTTCGGACCTAACCTCGTGCCCATGCTGTCCCGCGCATGGGAAGGGGTTGATGACCGATGATGCCGTGGCCGCTTTAACCACGTTCCCGGCCGGGGAGCAATCACAACGATGAAGGAGGCCCCCGGCGATGAGAAGCTTAACATTCTGGGCATTAGACGCTACCGTACTCTTTGCCCTGTCACTCGTCTACTTCAACCAGGGTTTTCACCGCAAGAACGCGTTCTTTGCCATCTGGCTCTGTAACGGCGTGGTCATGCAGTTGATCGGCGCCTGGGCCCTGGCTGCGGGGCCGCCGCCATGGATCGATCGCATTAGAGTCTCCGAGGATGTTCTCAGTTACGCGCTGACTGCGGGCATCCTCATCCTAGCGGTGATCCATCGCGACTGCCCCGTTAACCGGAGCATTCTTTGGGGTGTGAGCGCAATGGTCGCGCTCAACATGCTTTGCCGATTCATGGGGGTGCGCGTGGACCACTCGGCGCAGATCTGGTTGCGCAACATCGCTTTCTTTGGCCCCGCGATGTTTTTGCTACTCGCCTTTTCGAATCTACGAATGGACATGCTGCCGCTTTGGATTAAGGATCCCATGGAAAACGCCGGCACACGCTGGGCTGCGGGAATGGCCGCAGCGGCTGTGGTGGTGACGGGCGTCCTGCGCGCCCGGCGCCAATGA